TGGTGAGCCAAGTTCTGCACAAATCTTAATGATATCTTCGTCAGTTAATGAATCTAATATTTTTTTCTGATCTAAATACATATCTTCTCTCACCAATCAAAACTTCTATGTGTAGCTTGTTCTTCTTCAATTATTTCTGGTACAGATTCTTCGATAATTTCAGGCTCTTCATCATGGACATGCGATTCTAAAACAGAATGTTCCTGAATCTTAGCCTCGACCTGTTCAATTTGAGTAAAATCAATATCAATTAGGTTAAAATCAAAATCCGTTACAAATAAGGCTTCTTCTGTCATGGTGCCAAGATCAACTTTACTCCAGATAATAATATGAGTAAGACGTCCTCTACGAACTTTATATACCCAATGACCCATATCAGGCATACGCAAGCCAAAATGATTTTGAATAATAGCATCCAATTTATCCTGTTCACGTTGTGTAGGACGCATTGAAATAATACCCACATCAAGTTTATTCGCCAACGCTTTAGCACCCGACAAGAGGTTTTGGTCTTTGACTATTGCATTCTGTGCCTCACCGTTCAACTGAGATGCTGTAAAAATAAACACTCCCAACTGTTGAGCAATAGTTTTGAGTTCTGTCGAAAAAACCAACAAAAGCTGATGCTCTTTTAACCCCATTCGGGATTTGCCGCTAACCTCTGTCATAAGCCTAAGTGATGTACTGATATAATCAAAAAAGAAATACTCAACTTTATATTCTCTATTATACTTTTTAATTATATTCTTTATATCTTCAATAGAAAAATCAGGGATATGAACAATATATAAAGGTGAAGATTGAATATATTCTATTGCACGCTTAACCCGTTGTAATTCATCCCCCTGATATTCGCCATAAAGAATGTGTTCCTCATTTACTTTACTAACAGCTGCGATAAGAATTGTCTGTATTTCATCAACCGTCATCTCAGTAGTAATATAGAGAGTTGGTTCACACATTCCTGTATAAACAAAATCTTTTTTATCAACATCGTACACATAAGGGATCGCCATTTTTGAAGCATCTCCAGCAGCAAAGCGGCTTTTGCCTCCACCCTGAATAAGCGACCTCATATAAAGACAGCCTTTTCTCGCACCTCGTGCTACTGTATTTAATCCATTGTTATTTAATGGTACACCCACATCAGGAATCTTCATGAAACTCTCAATCAAATCCATTGCATCATCAGCCGCCTGAATCTCAGTAGTTAACATATTGGTACAGTACCGAATCGTAGGAGTGATAACTAAATCCGTTTCTACCAGACCGACAATATCCTGTTCAGTGTAATTGTCAAACTTCTCCATCTCTTTGGTTAAGTCCTCTACACCAACAGTCGGATCAAAAATCGTCTTAGTATTATACCCCTTTTTCTCATAATACCTGAGCAAAGAATATTTTCTGAGCCTATGATAATAATAATCATAATTATCCAAACTGCTCAATTCTCTGGCATCAGCTAAATATTTCAATCCATCATTCGCCTGAAATATCTCATACTGTTCTTTATACGATGAAAGATATGAATCAATCGTAAATTCGTCAATATCTTTAACCCCTTGCATATACGAGTTAAAGATAGCTACATAGATCAATTCATACAATGTTTCTGTATCGAAATCCGTCCTGTCCAAAGGTCGGTCAATATCATCAATCAAAGTGGGGTCGAGCATTAAACACCCAATCGTATTTAGAATCGCTCGTTTATCAGTTAGTGTTTCATACATTCGCATCTCCCCCAATAGATGTTATATCTATCTGTTTAATTTTCTTCTGTTTCGTGTCTATATAAACAGTCTTATGTTTATACATACCTTTAGTATCAACACCCTTGTTCCTGTCCTCAACACCTTTAACAGCCTTATAATGAGCCTGTGCTTCAGTATAGTAATAAGGGACAAGACCAACAATATCTTCACCAAAATCTTTTTCAAGAATGTTCCGCATATAGGTAAGTGTAGCATACAGTCCTTGGAATGTAAAGGCATATTTTTTAATATAGTTTTCTGTAAGCGCATACACCTTAACCGGAAGTTCAGAAACGCCTATATTCTTTTTTAAATAATCATAATATAGATTTTTCTGAATATACTCTTCATCTGTAAGACCATCTTTAAGTTCGACCTGCGCTTTGGGCTTTGCTCTGGTCTTCTTTTCTTCCGCTTTCTTCTGGACTTGTTCTTCCTTATCTACATGAATGGCCTTGGCAGCAGCACGGAAACATGTTATATGCGCATAGCGATTCTTATAAGGGATTGATTCATTGTTATCTTCGATTGGAAGTCCACATAATACACATTTCCGCTTTCTGCCTTTAGCCATTTAATTACCTCCTGTTGAACTGTCGAAAAATGAGAAATCACCGAAATACTTCTTTTCAGCTTCCTTACGAGCACAAATAGCTTCTTCTAAAGAATCAAAAGTTCCTAAATGATGTAAAACTCCATCTTTTTTTATTCTTGCCATATATTTACCAGACTCTGTTTTGCGGATTCCATTAACTCCCCATACATTTTTAGGCTTTTTATTACTACAATTTTGTGATCTGTTTACTATTCTTAATTTTTCTTTTCTATTATCATATAGCAAATGCTCAATATGGTCAACTTCTAAATTTTTTGGACAATTCATTACTAGTCGATGAAGAAAAATTGATTTACGACCTTCAAATGCTTGTATATAACCATCACTATCATATTTCCAATAATAATCTTTAATTTTATCATAATCATCCAAATCAAAATAAAACACACTGCTTTGATTCGGGTTTTTAGTATAAATATATCCTATTCCATAATTACCAGATAAGTCATACTTATTATATTTTTTCTGCTTTTTTCCCCTTTCAGACAAGCGCTCTTTCTGTAAACATCCACATGATTGCGTTTTTCCAATTTTTAATCTATCTGCTCTAACAGTCGTGATTTTGCCACAATCACATTTACATTTCCATCTTGCATATCTTTGTTTGTTCTTATATATATAATCTTCATCTCTGGAAATTACTGTCAATCGACCGAATCGCTGTCCGGTCAAATCCTCTACTGTTCTCAAGTAATCACCCCCCATACTGCAAAATGACTCATTGTGTGTTCTCCTTCTTTTTATTAATTCCGTTTTCACAAATCTGCACTTCATTGCCCATCTGGGCTGGTTGACCTACATAAGGACAATTAATACAAGCTGGGTGTGAAGCACAGATCTGGAGCATTTGTTGAGTATAATTATTTTGTTGATTACCCATGATGTCTATATTGATTCCGTTTATATTCATAAGTATTACCTACTAAATGTTAAAAATGGGGTTGTTGCATTAGCTGAAAAGTTCAGCTAGGCAATAGCCCCTTCTCTTTTTATGCCATTATCTTTGCACATATCTTAACTATTTTTGATACCTTATATATAAATCCTTGTGGTATCGTCTGTTCAAATAAAGCATTCATAATATTGTAAACTTCATAATCAGGATTAACATCAACTATCTCTTTGATCTTATCTTTCAACTCTATATCATCATTCCGGAATACTATTTTCTTCAACGATTTATTCTCAACATTTTGGAAAGTCAATACGAAATCTGTCTTTAGCGCGTTCTTTCTATTGTCCTGAATAACCGATGTCGCTGAGTATTCTAAAGGAATAATATCTCTTATTTCACATCCATGCTGAACGAAAAGGTTTAATGTATTAATCCACGTATCATCGTCCAGACAATTAAATGCCAGCGAAAAGTATCGATCTTTCTTCAGACATCTTGTTATCTCACCGAATGCCTTATTTAACAGTTCATTATAATTATCGGTGTTTTTATCTTTTCGATCCTTGGCTTCTGATACAATTATTTCATCATTCCAGTTTATATTTGTATCTAATCCTAACCATGCATTCCACATTAAACTTTGCTCCATATACATGATCCTATTTGCATGGGGTGGATCGATGAAAACATAGTCTATTGAATTATCGTCAATAGGAATGTCTGTTGCTGATCCGTTTATTAATGTATATTGATTTTTGAGAGTATCAGAAGGGGTTTCCGAAAACAAATCGAATATTTCTTGCTCTCCCTTAAGGATTCGTTTAAATCTGTTTTCAAAGCAATTCCAAACATTTATTTCAAAGTGCTCGTCGGGAACCCAATAGCCTATAACCCAACTACCTACTTCTGCTTTGGGTGGACATCCTTCATTTTTCTTTCTGCCGCGAATAACGAATACAAGGTTACTTGCCTGTGAAAGGGTTCCAGATAGTGTTAATTCAAACACTGTTCTTACAGCTGGATCATCGATTTTTTTGATTTCGTCTAACAAAAGAGAAAGGCCCACCAGTGCTCTAGGAGTAAACAAATCGGATACTTTTTGTTCTTTGCCAACATTTATTCGTGAGTTCTCAAACATAATACTCTCAGGATACCAAAGAGGAGATATGGATGGATTCATCATCATTTCCTTGTCCATATCATTACCAACACGAATCTTTTTCCGATCTCTATCGGTACAATACCAAACTTCAATTGGTTCGCCGTTTTCCCATATTGTATGAGTAACCATGGTTTCTTCACCTTCGTACTCCATCTCATACAAACTATAGATTTGCTTTTGAAGTTTTTTCTTAATGGATTTAAATGTTTTGTTTATAGTATCGATATCTACTGGTGTTAATGATGCTTGAGCAAGTTTTATTGCTATCGGATTTAAATCAACCCCTACTGCTTTTCTGTTAGCTTTTACAGCCTCGATCAAAGTGACACCTGAACCGCAAAAACAATCCATAACACTATCACCTGGATTAGAATACTTTTCTATAAATTTTGAAATTTCGTTGAAAGGCTTTTTGCCCCAATATTTATGCATAGCATATATGCCTTTGTATGTATTTGTATTTGCCATTGTATGATTTCCCCCTACCTATGGGTTGGAACATAAGCCCGGTACAGATAAAACTTTTAGTAAGGAGCAGCAAGAGACCTTACTGCCCTGATTGTGACAGCCCCATTAAATTAATTACTTATTATTAAATCCCCAATTCATCAGCACGCTCACGTAAATCATCAAGAATAATTACCATGGCCTGAATCTGAGACTTAGAGCATTCAGACACTTTACCGCCACGACCAAGTGTCTGTTCAACGATTTCTGTTAACTCTTCCATTTGACCCGCTGATGCAAATCGCTGTCCAACTTCCTGAAGAGCATCCATGGTTTCATCATAATCATATGTTTCAGTTGTATTCTGTTCTTTCTGTTCCTGATAAGTAACAGCTTTAACACCTGTCTTCTTCTCCATACCCTCAATGCCAATATTAACAGCTTCTTCAAATGCTTCTGCTGACCATACAGGAAGATAAGTAGGTGTGGTATCAAATCTTGAACGTGCAAAATATCTATCGGTCTCAGCAAGGTATGCAGAAGAAGGAATTACCTTGCCATCTTCATCTACACCATTGCTTTCTACATAAATAACGTAATCGACAAAATCTCGCACCGGATCAACTGACCGCTTATCACCTTTAGGATACATTTTTCCGTCTTTTTCTTGAGCGTGTCCAATAAAGATAACGGTATAATCACAAGAAAGCAAAGTATTTACGGTCTTGAAAAATTCCTTCTCGTATGCCTGATAAAGATTGATTTTTCCACCATCAATAGTATCACCGAGTGTAAGAGCACCTTTGCCAATAACTGTCTGAATATACTCCTGACAAAGCAGAGCCGCCGCATAAAGTTCATCAATAATAATTGTATCGTAAAGTTCACGAGCCTTATCTTTAGTGGTTTTTGATGTAAGTTGCTTTACAATCTTTTTCAAATCAGCCCATGCATTAACACGAATATAGCTAACACCACTTGTTGCATTAAGACCACTTTCTGTTGCAATTACAAAAGGCTTTGGCATGCGTACTGCCTGTGCGGTCTTTCCTGTTGAGTTCGATCCGAAAATTAAAGCAGATTTTCCAGCAAGTCCTTTTGCAATAACGGTTTTTTGTGGATTAAAAATATCTACTGTTACAGCCATAAATTATATCTCCTTATAAAATTAATTATTGTTTGCCCCCAATAATATATATTATTAGGGACAAACATAAACTCTCATTACATATCCAACTTCAGCGTCCTACCATGCCTTGCACCGCTAGGTCTTGCATTACCCGCACCAGCACCAGTCTTCGACTTATTTTTACCCTCTTCAATCTCACGCTCACGCTCCTTAATAGC